CCATTTCGTCAAGTCTGTTTGCTAGTTCTTCAACTACATCAAACTTGTCTTCTGGTACTTCAACATAATGTTCTTCAAACAGTTTTTTCAAACCGTTAATGAAATCTTCTGTGAGTTCAGACTTAAGTCCTCTCTCAATAGCTAATTCATTTTCTGTAACCCAAGATTCAGAAACATAGTTCAAGTAGTTGTCTACTTTCTCGGTCAAATCATCTTTGATTTCTTCGATTTTCTGTGTTGTTTCTTCTTCTAACTTTGCTTCAGCTTCAGTCATTTGTTCTTTGACTTTAGATGCAACAGCAGCTTCGAAAATTGTTTTAGCTTTTGCTTTGAATTCTTCTGAAAGGTCTTCATCAGCAACTAGTGCATTGATGTCATCTGTCATGTCGATTTCAATTTCTTCTTTTTTGACTTCTTCTTCTTCTTCGCCTTTTTTCTTAGCGATCGCTTTTTTCAAAGCATCAGGAAGTTCACCTTCTTCAACTGAATCTTCTTCAGTTTTAGTGGTCTTTTTCAATTTCTCTTTTGAATCACCTTCATCAGCATCGTTATCTAATTCTGCCATGAAGTTTGTGACTTCAGAAATTTCTTGATCTTTTAGGGATTCTACTACTTTTCTAATTATAGCATTTCGAGTTAGTGACTCGGACTGTTCGTCTTCTTCGCCATCTTTCTCGGATGTTTCCATTTTGGAATACATAGCTTGTAGTTCTTTTCCAGACATTTCCTTCATTTTCTCTACAGCTGCTTTAAGCATTTCAGATTTAGTCATATCAGCCATTTCAGAAACAACATCTTCATCAGATTCTACTTCTTCTTGGTTAACTGCTTTACCTTTATCTACTTTTGTTGTGCCATCAGATGCCACTTCCATTGAATCTCCGTTGTCAGCTTTGTTAGTCTTCGGTGCAGGTTTAGTTGCATCTCCGGCTTTCTTCGCTGCTTCTGAATCTTTCTTTGGTTCGTCTGCATCAGGACTAGACATAGCGGCAGGAGCTGAGTCACCTTTTCCAGGGACTTTATGCTGAATATCAGCTGCTTCTGCGATTACTTCGCCTATTGTGTTTTCTAAACTTGACATTAGAATACTCCTTTTTTATAAAACTTTAATATTGTATTAATAGTATTTATGTATTATAAATTTTTCAGGAAGTCATTAAATACATTTAATTTAACTTCTTGAAGTTTATGAGTTCTCGCACGAGCGATAGAATGTTTATATTCCTCTATCTTTTTCGCTTTGATCAACCCGTTCTCATAAATCCACTCAACACCTTCCATGACGCCATCTACGAAAGCATCAGGTGCTGAAGGGTCTGCAACGATATCAGCAGCGGTAGCTAACTGAAAATCGGATTGTACCATATTCACACCTTGTTTGTCGGCCTTTAGTGAACCCATACCTCTACTAGATACTCCTAGTCTTGCACCATCGTTAAGAAGGTTCTTGACTATTTCTCCCATAGGGGTAGATAAGATTTTTGCTTTTCCGATGAAATTATTTCCATCTTCTTTTAAACTTGTTATTAGATGAGATGTTCTCTCTAAATTGATTGTTGGTCCTTCAGGGTGACCTAGTTCCCCATATGCTCTATTTTGTTCAACATATTCTTTGTTATAACGCGCGACTTCTTTCTGCATTACTTCTTTAGGATAAATACGACCATTCTTGTTCTTTACTTCTGTCTGAAGCATAACACCTTCGATAAAGGCATGTTTCTTACCTGTCTTAGGATCCTCTTCGATTAGATAATTTACATCATCTGACCATTGTTCTGATATTAGTTTCATATTTACCTCTTATTTCTCGTCAAAATGTTTTACTGTTGATGCATCACCGTATGAGGATTTACCTCTAGCTACTGAATCAAAATCTCTTAATTTCTTTTTGGTACCTTTCATAGTTACCATTGTATCACTACCTTTCTTTTGAAATGATACTTTTAAACCCATCATTCTACCAGCTGAATTAAATCTATCCATCTCTGGTTTCTGTATACCTTGAACTTTGTAAACAATTTCTTCTTCATGAAGTGAATCATCTTCTTTGATAATTGATTCTTCAGCTTTAACTCTAAACTCTTTCCAAAGACTGACACCTTCGTCAATGTCTTCACCCATGAGTTTAACAAACTGTTCAGCGGACTTCTTAGCTGTATTCATGTCTTTAAATACACCTAGTTCTTCGAATTCTCTTGCTGACTTAGGTTTAACAAATACACGAACTTTATTAGAACCTTTCTTTTCAGAATGATAATGAACTTCTGTAGTTTTAATCTTCGTAGCAGAAAGATGATTTTTCTTCATATCTTGTTTGAAGTTAACTTCGTCTAACTGTGTTCTTAGTTCTGCAAATGTTTTCATTTTTGATAATTCATCAAATTTACCCTTTTGATTTTTAATAATTTTTCTAAATCTTTAGTAAACCCACTTTTCATAGGTTTTGGAGATGAGATTGTTGTAACATCTTTATCTTTGTTACTAACATACGCATCGTGTTTTTTCATCAGTTTTTCAATATCTTTCATTATAGGTTTAATAGCCATTGTAGGCAATCCCATTTTTTCTTCTGATATAGAGTCTTGTAAATTGTATCCTTGTCCTGGTTTTGTCCAACTCATTTTCTTACTTCCTATTAAGGGTTTTTTCTCAAATCAAATGATCTGATTCTTAATTTTTTTATAGTATCTTCGATAGCTTTAATTACATCTTTTTTTATATCAGAAGACATACCACCTATGTATACAGACCCATATCGTTGACTTCGACCTGGATCCTCAAATTCTGGTTTTAACCACGAATAATCTCTACTTTTTTTAACTATTTTTAAAAATTCTTTTTTGAATTTTACATAATCTCTTTTATCTAAATCCATCAACTCAATATCATTAAGTTCATTGAGAGGTTGTAAAGTATATCCTTGTCCAGGTTTTGTCCAACTCATTTTACTATCCTTCTTGTTGTTCGTTATTATTCATCCAATCTAATTGCAGTTCAACTCTTTTCAAATCGATTGCATCTAGTTGTTTGTCTTGCATGACACTTTTAAATGTCTCACCAGCTTCTACATTATTGCCGTCAACCACTTGGTCAATGAAATTTCTTGTTTTGTCTGTCATAATTTACTCCTAAAATTCTGGTTCTTCTTCATCACCACCAGCTGCTTTATCGGCTTCGATTTCTTTATCGATATCCTTTATTTCAGCTTCTGATTGTCTAAGAACATTTTTCCTAATCCATGATTGTGAGTAGTATTTACCAACGAATTGGTCTAACTGTTCCAGAGTATTAACTCTTTCTCTCAATATCTCAGCGTCTTTGAGTTCTACGAAATGACCATCTTTTTGAAAGTCATAACTGATATACTCTTTTGATTTTATCCAGTCCTCTTCTGATACAATATTCTTTAATATCAGTTGAGTCCTTAAGACATCATCAAATAACCTAGAAAATTTAAGTCTAAGTCTATCAACGAATCGTGAAAATTTCACTTCATCTCTTGATATTTCAGTCGCTCTACCAATAGCAAACGCTGTTTCTGTCTCTAACCTAGAAATTGGTACATTTAGAGACTTGTACAATTTCTTTTGAAAATATAAAATATCTTCAATCTCACCTAGATTCTGACCACCTGGTAGTGTCGTAATCTCTGTTCCTCGACCACCTTCTCTACGAGGTAACCAAAANTCTTCNAGCATATTCATATGCTTTCTATCGTCTTTAACTTCACCTGTATCAGCGTTATACACTAACTTGTTACGATACGCTGTTTGTACTTCTTTCAAGTACTGTTCAGCTCTCGCTTTAGGTAAGTTACCTACATCGATGTAGAAGATTCTTCTCTCTGGTGCTCTTGATATTCTATAAATAACTAGAGCGTCTTCTAACATTCTTAGTTGGTTTACAGACTTCATAGCCTTATGTAAATACCCAACTACTACTTTCTGATTGTAATCCAGTAAACCCGAGGTTACATGAGTTACAGCATCAGAAGAAATTCTTACTGTCTGACCCGTATTATTACCAGTCTTATCAAACCCTTCGTCATTATACAAGAAATATTCTGTTTCCTTTTGTATAATTTCGACATTTGTCTTTTCGTCTTTCTTCTTCTTGATCTCTCTAATCTTTCTGATTTTTTGAGGATCAATAGGTCTTAAACCCTGAATTCCTTTGTTCTCGGCTTTAGAATCTACCATTTTGTGAAAGTAGAGTCTACCGTCAACATACCATTTTCTAAATATGTCGTGAGACAATTCTCGGAATCCTAGTAATTCAAGAACTACATTAAATTCGTTACGAACCTTTTCTTTGATACTGTCTGAAAAATGATTAACTCTATCCAAGTTAATCGCTACAGGAGCATCTAAATCGTTTGATGATATCGATTCGTTAACTATATCATCAATCGCTGAGTCACATTCAGGAACTAGAGACATTGTTCTGTATCGAGCAACAAGGTCGGCTTCGGTTTTTACACCACCTTCCATGTCAACGAACTGACCAATGACTCCACCTGTGGCCGCGAAGCCACCCATTCCTTGGTCCTGTGATATTTCTATCGCCGAACCATCGTTTTGAGGTGGAACGAAGCTCTGTAACTTAGGAGCTTCGTCTCCCTTCTTCCTCTTTATTTCTAATCCAAATAATTCCATACTAATATTTATAACACATTAAAAGCGTTCTTTATAGAACTCTTTCAAAGTGAGAATATTTGAATGTTACTTCTGATGTTGTAATTTCTTCACCACCGGCTGCATCCATATCGATAGCCGCTAGAGTAGTTGGCCACATATTGAAAAATTCATATGTTGCTACTACGGAATCATCTCTCCCTAACTGAGAAATAGTCGCTTTGTCTACCATATAATCGTATCCAAGCTCCTCAACTGTAGAATCGTCCATAGGTACAATAGTACCCATCCACTGCTCTATAGCTGTTCTTGCCGAAAATTCTGAATCATTATAGATACCAACAGTCCAATCTTCGAATGATCTGTTACCAGCTAAGTTGAATGTCAACCCTCGGTGAATTATTTCTACAGGTTCAATAGTTTGTCCTGGTAACGCTGCAGTCTTACATAAAAACTGAATTTTGTTACCTGTTCTTGGTATGAATACCTCGAACCTATTGGCTCTGAGACCAGCACCTACGAGGTTTGCTTTAAATTGGTTTATAGTTGCCATTTTTTACCTCCCTTATAAGTTTGTTGCTGATTCTTGAGCACCATCAGGAGCTCCGTAGACTTCTTCGAAATCTACACCACTTCTTGATGCTACAAAAGTTAAAGTTATGAAGTTGATTGATCTAGCTGGCTTCACAAAGATTGAAGCTACGAACTGAGAAGCGTCAACAACGCCTGCTGTGTTATTTGTCTCGTCACAGATAACTGAGAAATCATAAATTCCTCGTCTACCTTGAACTTGTCTTAAGAAAGGTTCAATAGCTGCTCTGAAATTAGCTCTTGTAAATGAATCGTTAAACTCAAATAGTTGGAACTTAGCTGCTGTTGAGATAGCTTTCTCTAACACTATGAACAATCTACGAACATTAATTCTTGAGAAAGCACTTGAGTCATTAGCTGCTAGTGTTTTATCTCCGAATAATACTGTTCCTTGTCCTGAAAATGAAACAACTGGATTAACTCTAGCTCTATAGAGTAAATCTCTATCAGCTTTTGTAGGGTT